CCTGTTGCGCTCATCCCTGCTCCTCAATCTGCTCAATGGTCGCGTTCAGCAGCACACTATAGGAGGAGGTCGTGGGCGGCTCAACAACCTGATACGTCACGCCCTGCGCCACCACACGGTCTTTATGTAGCAGCACATACGTCGCGGGAAACAGCAACGTCTTCCGAACTTTTCCGAGCAACTGCTGGGCAATTACGCCCTCAATGCCTGGCATACGTCGGACGCGACACGGCATGGACGTGTAGGCGGCAGTCCACGCTTCGGTAAAGCCGAGCTGTCCGTCAGGGGCGCGGGTGTCCCGTAGCACACTGACGGTCATGTCGAGCGCAGAGAGCAGGACCGTTGTCATCGTTGCAAGTTCAGCGGCGGGTATCATGCCGACCCTCCCCCGACGCCGCTATCAAGGAGCGGCGTCTCTTTGCTGCTGAGTGTGCCTGCAAGGTCATTTCGCACCAATCGCGCCTTGCGTGGTTTCGCACGACGCGCGAAGTGTTCCGCGAGCGTGAGCTTTGCCGCCATGAGTTGCGAGCGTCGAAACGTTGCGCCATCACTGGTAAAATCGTATGCAGACGCAAGCGTTGCCGCCCAATACCGCAACAGGTCAGCCGCTGCGCCGTTGAGGTCGTACACCTTGCCCGTCGCGAACACGGGTGGCACTTGCCCTGGCACGGTCCCGGTTGTGAACACATTTGTCTCAAATTGGAAGTGACCGGTGATGTAGTCGGACGCAACCGGCGTTACCACCAGCCACGCCTGCCCGTTCGTGTACGCTTGCAACACAAGGTCAGGCTCCCACCACTGATATTTGCTGTAAAAATCAGCAAAGATGGTACTGGCCTGATTGTTGGTACTCGCGGTATTGACAATGGACGGCGCGATCTGCAAATCCTCATAGCGGATATCGTCGCGTCTGCCGTCGTCAAGCGTGTCCTGGATGTCCTGATCACCGAACTGCTGACTTGCGCCTGCTGGGTCTGCGATCAGGAGTCGGACGCGCGCGAGGAGTTGCGTCATGGTTGGGCGTACTGGCATGGGTGTCCTCGTGGTCGTGCGGTATGCGTGGGTCGGCTACTTCTGTGCCGCCTTCTGCGAGCAAACGGGCAATGTGCGCTGGGTCGGTCACACACACCTCTATCCCGTTCGCGTGTAAAATCCACATTAGAACCGTTTTGGCTTCAGGAGCGCGGTCACTGTGCCCGTCATGCCCGCCGCAAAATCAATATTGAGCGATCCGTCGGGCTGCTGAAAGCGCGAAATGTCGAATGGTCCCAGATACGCAGACCCTGTGGTCGCGGTAAGTGGCTGCGTCACCAGGTCGCCAATCGCGGCGCGGAACGCAGGCACATTGAGCGCATTGACGTTGGAGCCTGCGCGGATCGTGACCGCCTTTGAGGTCGCGGTGGTGTTGGTGACAAGCAAAATCAGGTCATCCAGATTGCCGCCTGCGGGAATGCCGTTGGTGACAATCTGGATATTCATGCCGTTTGCGGCGTCAAGCGCGGTTGATGCGGGATTCAAGACCGCGTTATTGGGGACAAGTGCGGTTGTCGGTAAGTTGGTACGTGCCATGGAAAGCGTCCTCCCTTTTTCTGTTTATGGGTGTTGCAAGTAGGCCGCGGCAACGGCATAGGGGCGAATGGTTTTCGCGCCATAGAGGGCAAGGCCTTTGATGGCGTCTGCAAAGCGGTACGGAGGACGGTAGCCCTCAACCTGATTGATGCCCACCGCTTTGGTGAGTGCCATCGTATGCCCCGCCATGACCACATCCTGCGCCCCTGACTGTCCAAGTACCCCACCCAGGTGTGGCGCGTTGAGGCTTTCGTACACGTCCATGCCCTCAACCATGCCCAGGTATGCTTCTCCCGCACGTCCTGCGGAGGCGTCAAGCTTGCCCGTGAGGATGGTCAGTCGTGCGGACGGCGTGTTGTAGCCGGTCCAGCGCACATCTTGCGTGAGGTAGGTTTTAATCCAGGGGGGGACAACGCACCAACGGCCCTGTTTGGGGACCGCGTTCTGCGAGAGGTATTGACTGAGGACAACCAGGTAATCGTAGACCGTCTGCCCACCGCCAATGTTGGCACTGGTCGCGACGACGGGCGTCACGGGGGCAGCAGCGGAGCCGATGAGGTTCGAGGCGGCGGCATCGGTGTAGAAGCCACTGAAAAACTGGTCCATCGTGAGTGCCATTTTGTAGGCGGCCCAGGCCATTGCTTCGCCCATCACTTTGGGGTTCGCCTGCGCCTGGTCAACGTCGTCCACTTCAAAGTTGTAATACTTTGCCTGATTGATGACCAGCATAGACTGCGCGTCGGTCAAGGCTTGTGGCGGATTGAGGTCGGTATCCTTGGTGTAATTGCTGATGGTGATATCGCCAATGGCGTTGATTTTCACCGTGTCGCCCATACGCTCGATTGTGCCGGCGTAATCCTCGTTAAAGAGGTTGCCGTACACGAGATTGACGTGCAGGGCCGCAAGCAGGGTGTCCGCCCACATCGCGGGAATGAAATTGTTTAAACTGATGGTACACCTCCTACTCCCTCCCTAAGCCCGCTCTAAAGGGACTAAGGACGAAGTACGAAAGCTAGAAAGACAGTAAGAAAGAGTCGCGAATTAGCGAAGTGGACGTCCAAACGAGGGCGTATGCTCGCCGATGAACCGTTGTATTTCTGGTTGCCGCGCCGCGTACTCTGCTGGCGTCATCTTGCTAATCACGTCCCAGGACAGATTTTGCGGCGACGTGCTTTGCGTCCGACTCGGATTGGTTGCGCCGCCGCTTGCCTGTGCTGCGCGCGGGGATAAGCCGTACTCTTTCACCAGCGCTTTGAGCGCGTCTGTGAGATTGGACGGTGTGCCGTCGGCGTCAAACTCAAGCGCTGTACGGTCGAGTAGCTTCACCGCGAGCCGCGGATCAATGCCGAGCTGTACCGCGTGTAGCTGCACGGCGGACGTGATGCGCGCGGTTTCCGCCTGCGCGGTCGCGGTATCGCGTTCCTGTTGCAAGGTCGCAAGTTGTTTTTTCAGGGTATCGGTCTCGCTGAGTGTTGCCGCTTCGGTGTCCGCTTTGAGCTTGTCCAGCTCATCTGCTTTGAGACGGTACGACTTCGCCTCGGCGTTGGCTTTTTTGAGTGCCGCTTCCATGCGGGTAATGCGCTGCTGTACATCGTCTGCCGCGCTGGTGCTTGCGTCGGGGCTCCCTGCTGGCGTCTCGCCAGTGGCGGGTATTGGTGTGGTGAGCGTCGCGCTCGTGGGCGTCGGTGAAGCAAGCGTCGCGCTGGTTCCACCGTGTGGTGTTTCTTCTATTGTCATTAGCATACTCCTTTGGGCCACTAAGTCAAGCGATGTGTTCAAGGTCGTCTTGACAGGTCTCGGTATTCAGCAGTGCAGATTGCATCTCGCGGGAAAGATGCAGTCTATAGGTCGCGGTGGTGGCGGATGTGTGCCATTTCGGGGCGCGATCTGACACGGTAGCCCGTGCGGTGCGCTCGGTATAGCGACCAGTGCGACGGAGCGGCGCGTGACACACGGCACACGCTACCGTGTCCCAGGAGCGTCGGTTGCACACTGTGCACTGATACTCAATACTCCCCACGGCGTTACCTCAATCCGCCAACAAGCAAGGCAAAAATGGCTAACACGGTAATGTGTGCCACCTGATCGCCCCAAAGCGCGACGTGCAACGCGACCTCTCCCGTGCGTGTCTGTCTATAAAAGGTTCGCCACCATATAAGCGGTAGGCGCGTGTCGATGAGCAGGTGAAGAAGGGCGATAAGGAGAGCCGACCACACGGGAAAGATGAGCAACAAGCCGAGCAGATGTATGCCGCTATGCACATACGCAGCTGGATGCTTCAAAGAGGATTTATAGTGTGCCTGCCACTCGTTCTGTAAAATCCAATCACAAAAGAGATGAAGTGCTAGTCCCCATATAAGCAATGATGTTGCGTGTAGTCCGATTATTTGCATTATGCGCTCTCCCGCGTCTGTGCTTAGAAATTCGCGCCTTCCGCATAGACGCGGATACTGCCCGCTGGGATGGTAATCGTCGCGTTTGGCTGTACTTGATACGGCGCAGGCAAGGGCCCGATATAGATCGGGACGCCCCC